GCCACACTAGAACCTAAAGGCGAGGGAACTACGACTGGCTTGATGATCCTCCGCTGATAGTTATGGCTTGCGCCCGGCCGCGTGTAAGTGCGGATGATCGGGAAGACGGTCTGTGAGCCATTACCCGTCCCAATCACTTCATCGATCATATAGAAGTCGGTGATGATCCGGATGCGAAACCCATAAGCTGAGCCGAACCCCCCTGCCCAAAACTCAATGAAGTAGTCAAGCTGTGCCGGACTCAAGAGGTTCGTGTTGATATTCCAAACGTTCTGAAAGTCGTAGCGATTGACATTAGTCTTATAAACCCCTGTTGCGGGGTTGCGAATCATTGTGTTCGCATACTCAGGCGAACCAACTGCCGACTCCTCGGTCAAGAGGGAAGAATCAAACAATAGCTCATCGAAGAGTATAGCCATCTTATGCTTTGGAAGCCTCTAACGCTGCTATCAAAGTCTCACTGAGTTGGCGTTTGGATCGGGGCGAGTTGTAGCTACCACGCGAATCAGGCGGTAATTGGATTGTGTAGTATTTATTAACAACTGTTTGCTGGCCCATGCCGCCCTTTGGTATCACAAACCCCGGAGCTGTCGGCACAATGTATTCATCTTTGTGAACTTTATAAAGTTGCTTAGGCCACAGAGGACCACCAGAATCACGACCGATAGCACCAGCGATCCCGGTTCCTAATCCGCCAGCAGACCCGCCGCCGCGGACTCCTGCTACGCTACCGAGTATAGATTTCAGTAGTCCGCCAAAGAATCCTCCACCCCCATCGCTTCCCGTTCCGATGTTACCGAGTAGATCTCCGAGTCCTTTTGCCATCCGTCTCAGAAAGACATCCTCAACTATGCGCAGTAAGCCAAGCGAGAGGCTTTCGAGTCCTGATTTGATTCCTCGATTGAATCCATCGCCTACACTTTGAGCAAAGATGTCAGTTAATTCAAACCCGAGATCGCGCATTCGTCCGCGGATTCTTTCTAGCTGGTCACGCATGACTTGTTCGTCCGCAGTCGCGATACGTGGTCTAGTGGTTGTTGCTGGCTCACCTCCCACGGTAGAGCCTCCACCAAGATCAATCCACGGCGGTCTTTCTCTTCCTGCTCTGGTTTCAAAGCGATCACGAGTTGAGTCTTTCAATACCTGACGTACACGAATTTGCTGTTTTACGAGATCGATTTCTTTGAGTATCGCGATATTTGATTCAATGCGGCTTTTAGTATTCTCCTCAAGCGTGACTCCTTCTTCTTTCAGCGTGTCAACTAATTGTTGATATGCCTGATCCCACTGATCGGTTGAAGTTGTCAGCCCTGAGATTTCCCGATCCTGATCGCGGAGGAAGTCATTTATCTGATCTAGAATTTTGCCACGCTCATCCAGTACCTTGTTTCGGTTTTGCTCGTGAGTCGTGTTTTCTTCTGTGCGCTTGTTTGCGATCTCCTGTAACGCAACTTCGCGACCCTTCTTTAACTTCTCCGCGGCCCCCTTTTCCTTATCAAGTCCAGCTATCACCGCATCATGGCGACGGTTTTCAATTACCATGTAGCGATTCGCGTAATCGTTGAAGTCACGACGACGAAGATCCAGAGCACGTCTATTTGCTTCCTGTTCGGCCTTTAACCCATTAATCACCGCTTCGAGCTGAAGCGATGCAATTCGCTGTGCCGTCTTTGCCGGATCTTCGCCACCACCTCCGCCTTTCTTGCCTCCGCCGCCTGCTAGGCTTGGAAGATCAGATCCTAATCTTCGTTGAGCGGCCTTAAATTCAGGCGTGCCGGGCAGGGTCTTTCTTCCACCGCGTCCAGCACCACCCGGACCAAAGAAATCCTCGCTGGGCTTGTCAGCGCCGGCACCAAGCGCACCAAGACCCTGAACAATTAAGCCCGTTAGAGATAGCCACTTGATACTAAACTCTGAGATGCGACCAAGCATTTGTCCGAGTTCGCTATGCACCGCCACACTAAGACCGCGCATGACATTGGCGATAGATGTTCCCCATGAGGCCCATTCGTCTTTATTCGCTCGCAAGCCGGCGGAAATACTTTGCAACGCATCGGTCACAACGGGTAGCAGTTCCATGCCAATGCTTCGCGTCACCGCTTCAAGTTGTAAGGTTGTCTCTTCTAGTAGATCGTTAAACTTGTCGCTGGCTGCTGCGGCCCCTGTTGAGATGATCAGCCCCATGTCGCCATATCGTTTGATTGCTGCGTCAAGGTTGCCGTTCGTCTCTTTGACGATTGCTAATACGTCCTTACCAGACCGCCCAAACAACTGCATTGCAAGCGCGGTTTGCTGCGAACCCTCACGCATCCTTCCCAATGCGGCGAATGCCTGTCTTAAAGCCTTCTCGTTGTCGTGGGTGTCGATTGACAAACTGCGGAATAATCGGCCTTGCTTGCTGGTGGCGTCGCTAGCCGCCTCCATATTCTTTTGAAAGATTACGAGAGACGGAGACAGTCCGTTGATATCCGATCCGGTTGTTTTTGCGACAATCGACAGACCTGAGAGAGTCTCAACCGTGAAAGCGGTTTTTTGCGAAAGGTCGAATAAATCACCGCCTGTTTTGGCGGCCGACTTAGCGAGCTCAAACAAACCTACTGCAACCCCCGCAATGGCAGCCAGCCCTACCGCGACTGCCGTCAGTGGTCCTGCTAGTTCTGTCAGCCTACCGAGACGAGGCGAGATAACATCAAGCGCCGCCTTCATGTCGTTTGACATAGCCTTGGCGCTTTGAGCCGTTGCCTTCTGTGCGGCCTGAAGAGCCTTATGATCGCTGAGAGCCTTGTCGAGCAAGCTCTTTAGGCCAGCTATTCGTTGTGACTTAAACCCGATGTCGTCCGTTTTGATTGATGCTATGTTTGCGCGGAGGGATTTAATGCGCTCCTCTGACGCCTTTAGCGACGAGTCTAACTTTCGCGTGTCAGCATCGAAGACTGCTGTTAATCTTCCAATCTCAATCGACATCAGAACTCCGGTAATACAACCTTCTCAGGACTGCATTCGTGCTTCTTTGCTAGTTCCATTCGCGCCTCGTAACGGGCCATTAAATAAACACGCCGCCTTTCCTGATAGTGAATGGCGACGTATTTCAGATCCCACGGTGGAATGCCGAAACTTATTGACAAGGCTTCATCATCTACCCAGTCTGGCCGACTGCGTGAAGTGCCCTTGTACCACTGGGCGAGTTCTCCAAGGTCTCCTCTGTTTCCTCTGCCACCCTTTTTTTTACCGTCTTTGCCTTCTCCAGTGAGAGGTTCCAAATGTCTTCAACTAGCAAGGGCGGGAGTTTTATCAAGACATCGTAAGTAGGATGAATCGGCAGACCGTTCTCAACCAGATCCCAGCCCTTCAACACGCCTCCCGCTAAAAGCTCAGCATGAATTTCACGTTTGATTTCCAGTCCGCGTGCCTCGTTTTCGAAGAAGTCCTTAGCGCCCTGAAACTGATCGACCTTCGGTTTTACCTTTGATTTCCCTTTCGCCTTTGTTTGCGCATCGATTGCTTGATATCCTCTCATGCGCTCTTCGAATCTTTTACCAACGCGACGAAAGAACTCCGGCGTGAACACGTCGATATTGATCTCAAGGTTGACTGTTTCGCCCGAGCGTGTATAGGGAACCTTGATTATGTTTTCACTGAACGAAGAGAGTTCCATAATTAGAGCGCGGTGATGGTATTGATCACCTTAATCTCCCACATCTTATTACCAAAGGCTGAGTCATATTTCGGCAGACAGTCATATCGATAGCCCCACACTCCGTCTGCGTCTTCTTGTGCTGTCGCAGTGATTTTAACTGGCACATCAAACTGAAATAGATAGTTGATTGCGCCCTCGATTAGCGGTCCCGTTGCTTTCATTCGCATGTACTGAACAGACCCTGAAGGAATGCTAGCAAATATCGCTCGCGACTGCGCGTTGTGCTCAGTAATGAATGAGAAGGTTTGAGTCGGTACAACTTCGATCGACTCACTGAACGAAGCAAAACTCGTATTGAGGACAAACTTTTCGCGTTGCTTGTCTGTAAGCCCGTATTGCACGTTTAGGCCGTCCGATACTTTAGTCGTACCAAGCGCACCAAATGTCGGATCGATGTATATATCAATCTCTCGCGGGTTAACCGGCAATTGCGCTACTGACGTAGGCGAACCCGTCAGACTCACGGCAGTGGGATAACGCCCGCGTAACTCCCCTGTGATATCAACTCCCGCATCGGCGGCCACAAAGCCCCAGTTAGCGAGAAACACGCCTGCTGCTTGTGTTGCTGCGGTCGCATCACCTTCTTGTACTGTGAGTGTCTTTGACGTGTCTGTACCCTGCGCTGTTGGGCTGAATAAATGTTGGCGTGAGAGTGTGCCCCCTGCTGGAGTGGTAATCACCCCGAGAACAATCATATTCAGCGGGTAAATAATTTCTGTGTAGTTGAGAGGTCCCGTCAAAGCGATTTGACTTAGACCGCCAAGATTCTGAACGTCTGTAGCGGGTTTGAATCCCTGAGTTCTAATCTCCTTTGTTCGTGTGAGAGGAGTTATCACCATCGACATCGACGGAAGGACCTTACTTGCGGCCACGGCAGTTCCCGGCGTCGTTTCTACGCCAACCTGGACTTGCCTATTAACGGTTCCACGGCCCATAACCTAGCCCTCCTGCGAGCTACTTGCTCGGTGTCTCAGTCTTCTTTGCTTCCTCAGTAGGTGGAGGAGGCGCGGGAATAAACTCTAGTGGTTTTGTCGGATCAACTTCCGCATCAGGTGGTAAATACAGAACGGTGTTGACTCCTGTCTTGCTCGTGATAAAGACTTCCGTTGCCGATGAATGTTTGTTCACTCTGAAAGTGCAGTTCTCAATTCTCATACTGTTCTCCCGATATAAAGACGATACAAGCCTCCGATGTTGGCGTAATGTTTTCCTGTAGACGCATCGAACTCGGGCCGATCAATTGGCTGCTCACGCCGTGCGCTAAAGTACCAATCACCCGAGAGTTGGTAGACCGCGTGCTGCAAAACTTCGTCAATCCGTTTATCGATCTTTCTGATAGCGTCGTCTGGTCGTCCTTCGCACACAACGCGGACTTGGAAGAGAGGTCGGGAGAGAAGGCGGCTAGTGCCAAGCGCATCAACATCAAGCCCGCCCATGAAGTTATAAACAATGTAAGGATAAACCCGATCAGCAGGAGGCTCAGAAACGTAGCTGTCTTTGATGCGAGTGCCGACTTGGCTTGCAATGTATGTGTCAGCGTGGAGTGAATCGTAGATCCACTTCTTTGCTTGCTGGATCTCTGAAATATCGCCCATTTCATTTTGCTATCTCGCAGCGAAAGCCGATGGCATTGCTGAAGCCGCCAAGCCAGAAAGCTTCTAGGTGTTCTAAATCGTTCGCTGTTAGTTCGATGTATACGATCTTCCACTTCATGCTGTCCTCGCTTCGATCATTTGAACAGTCGCAAGTAAAGATTGTCCGGTCACGCCGTAACCACGCGAGCGCAACTCCTGCTTGGCAGTGTCCGTTTCCTCAAGCGCCTCTGATAACAACTGGAGCGTACTATCATCCCCAGCGACGGACTGCTGAACAGCCGAGATAATCAATTCGCGCCACTCACTCGCTTTCATCTCAATACCGTTTCATTTTACTATCTCACAACGGAAGCCTTTTGCTGTGCCGTTCCCGGCGTCCCAATGCGCTTTGAGTTCGTCATACCGTGCGGTTTCATCAAGCGGCAACAGGGGCGCATTAAGACGATCTAGCATTTCGGCAATAGTGATGACGTGCTCAGTAAACGTTCCATCACGATCTATAGTCGCGTCAGGAAAGTATGGCACCACACGCCCACGTACACGTGCTATCTCCTCCTCAGTCAGCCATTCTTCGTCGCTCGCATACTTGTTAGCCATTATTTCAACACCCTCAATAAACCGTTATTGACTTGTCTCCGTGCCGATTCAAAAGCTGGAGTCATGAAGGGCTGCGGATCTTGTGAAACAGTGCCGAATTCTACGAACGCAGAGTAATCAGCCCGTGATTCCATCGTGACTTTCAAGTGATCGGGCGTTGCCTCCTCTGTCTGCTTAACATTGTCTCGCATGAATCCAGTGTCAACCGGGGCAAGTTGTTGGGCCAGCGATACGCAAGAGCTCGCTCCCTCATTCAGCACATTCGCGATGTTAGTTCGCGTTCGCAACGATAGGGCCGACAGATTGAAGCCAGTCTTTTTGATTACGACGCTCATATCTTTGTCGCAGCGACCTTCATGAACATATCAAACGAACCCATCAGCGTTATCGGGTTCTCAAAAGTCTGCTCAGCTTGATTGTGATGGGCCAACACAACAATTTGATAATGCTGCTTGATCTGTTTTGTGACCGCGTTTGCCCCCATCGTTAACTTATGTCCCTGAGTGGTTATCTGCGCTCCTCCGATTGGGACATCTGATCTGTTCAGCACTTCTACCTTGCAAGGGATGTTCGAGTGCACCACAGGCGTTGATTGCGTCTCGCCTCCAAAGCCATCAGGAACCGTTGCGCCGGGGATAATCAAATTGCAAAGATCTGTAAAGATATCGGGACCAACCTGATCCAATTCCAAGCGTACATCGTCAATAACATCTGCAAGGTCAAGTCCCATTGACTACCAATCACACGCATTACCCATAACCGTACCCACGGGTATTTGAAAGATGCCGCCCGAACTACTAGTAACGGGCAAATTAAGCCTGAGTCTTGCGCGGCGCTTCAACGCTGAGCGGCTACGCTCGTTGTCAACATCAATGCCATCATGACCCCCCGAAAGCCGCACGTGCTTATTTTTGATCCGATCCCATTCATCAACGTCATCAGACATTGCCGATTCCTGAGCGGCATTCATTTCCGCACAGAGGGATTCAATGGTAGCGAACGTTTTATCCCCTACCATTTCCCTCACGGATTCGATCTGTGCCGCTGAAAGAGCCATTTTACTTCTTTGTCTTTTCTGGTGCTGATGTTTCGGGAGTTGGCTTGCCCTTGATTACGCCGCCCACGGTGTAGTTTTCATTCGCGGTTTCATCTGGAACCTCCCCACTGAAGCCCTGATCTACTTCCTTGTCTACTTTCTTTTGAACCTCGGCAGCCCCGAGATTATCATCCGCCTTCTTAGTCGTCATGACTTGTATCCCCCTTTGGTCCCTTCATAGCTGGCTTTGTTTTCAAGCAGAGTTGGCGGCGCGCGTAATCATCGCCTTTGAGTTTTTGAGCGAGTAGTTCTTGAAACTCCCGTCGTCGCTCGCATTGGCGCCGATACGCAACCGCCTTCTCGTCTTCAACAGTCAGCGCCATTTTATGATCCCGCGACGCGACTGATATCGATCTGCACCGTACCGCCCGGATCGACAACACCAGTGCCGGTCGCAGTCGATACAAAAGCCAGCACGTCGCCCGCTACGATAGTTAGAGCACCCGCGACCACTGACAAGGTAAACGCCTTCTCGTCAAAGGCCACGAGGTTGACGCCCGTGGTTAGTGCGAGCGTGCCGATTACAGTTGTTCCAACACCTGACTGACCTTTGTTCACAACCGTGAAGGTCCGTGCGTTGGTATTGTCGCCGGTTGCTGCGGCATCGGGCGTGTAGCTAATTGCCGTAACTGTTCCCGCGACTGGAGCCTTCCCCAGCGAGAAAGAGTCTGTGGCGGCAATGGTAGCGCCAGGAACAGTGTTTCTCAGCGAAGTGACAAGTGGTGCGCCTTCGTTAGCCATAATGATTTTCTCCGTTAGTTTAGCTCGCTAGCTTTAGGCAGGCGAACGAAGTACGCCAACTGGATATCTGTTGGCTTCGACTTGATTGTCATAACTGATCGGATTTGCGACTTGCCACGCTGCGCGGAACGTCAACCGCATCGCAACCATATCCTGTTGGGCTAGGTTATAGACGATGGCTCCGGTGTTGTCCTGAATCACCGCCTGATCGAGCAGTTTGTAGGTCATGTCGCGTCGAACAGCAAGGACAAATTGCATCCAGTCTCCGGTAAACAATTCAGCCGCACTCGCGCCTGTAGGCCATAGACCATTAAGCGCATAGACCACCTGTTCACCTTCGATAGTGTTCAACGCGATATCGAGAAGCTTTTGGCCTGTGGTGTCACGGGCATTACGGAGAAACCGACGATAGGATCGGGAAGTAACAAACCCATTCACGTCAAAACCATCCGCTTCCACAGTCGCCATCGTGTCTGATATATCGGTAGCAATTCCGCCGGCGGCTGCGTTGTTTGTTCCCCGGGCAATGACGTTGCCGGCAGAGACAGCCGATGCCGCGATGTCAGTTGGCCAGCTTGAAGGCTTGTTAGTGCCAAAGAATATCGCTGCGTCCAACGTGCGGCCTACTGCCTCTTCCAGCTTGGGCCGAATCTCTCCCCACACATCAAAGCTCGCGTCTTCCAACACGGCTTCAGGGATAGGGACGATGCACGCGATCTCTTCTGCATTGAGAAACTTGTTGCCCCACGCTACTTCGGTTGTCTGCTTGAGCCCGGTATCACCGTTGACGAAATAGGCAATCGGGAGCGCAGACAGGACTGGCATACGTTGCTGATTCGTCGCCATTGTCGCGCGCCGCATTAGCGTAAGGGCTGCGGACTGTTTGACTGTATTTTGGATTATCTCTGCCGCAACGTCTTCAGGGATGAGAGCCTGTGCGTCAGTTCTGGAGATTATGTTGTCGTAGGCCATCTAGCCAACTCCTTCTATCCGTAGCCAGCGTGACGGCGTATTTGAGTGTTCATATCAAACTTCGGAGCTTGCTGTGAACCTTCTCCACCGTTTGCTGTACCGGACGGCTTAGGTCCGAACAGTTCGGGATAGTCGGCTTTGGCCTGAGTTAGCACTTCGTTGAGATTCTTGATTTGACCTTTGTCGTCAACCTCAAGCTCATCCTTCACGAGTCGATACACCGCGTTCGGATTCCGGGCAAGGAACTTCTTCTCCTGTGCCGCCTTTAGAACCGCATCACGGGTATCGCGTTCAAGGATCTCAGCCTTCAGCTCGTTAATCGTTCCCGACAACCGTTCTGTTTCAGTCTTTGTCGCATCGTCTTGCGCCTTCTTGGTAGCCTCTTCCCACTTCTTTTTTTCCTTGGCTATCTCGCGGGCAACAATGCGTGAGACCTCTTCAGGTGTGTGCGCCTTCGTCTCAGGAGTTTTTTCGAGCTGAGTGCTCTTGTCCTTAGCAACGTCCGTTTGTTTATCCGGTTCGTCTCCGGTTTTTAACGTTGTATCGGTAGTGGAATCGTCTGCCATGTTAGTTTGTGATCGTAGGTGTTTCAGCCTTCGCAAATAGCCGTACTAAATCACGGGCCTTACTTGCGTCAGAAACTTCAAACACCACCCCTCGCTTCATCTCACGAAAGAAATCAATTGGACTGGTTGCGTCTCTTAACCTCCAAAGCAAGCGCCGGATAATGAAGTCACACTCCTCGTCTGTGAGCGAACTTTTGTCAGCCTCACAATCAGGACACGAACCATTCTGCCCAAACGAAGTGTGCGGTTCCTGTTTAACTGTTTGCGCTTTAGCCTTGGCATCAGTCAATCTGCTTGTATCAACCTTGCTATCGGACTTGGCTTGCGAGTCTTTTTGACGCATCTTTGGATTAACCGTGCTGAATGTATCACGAATTACCGTCAGTGTGTCAAAGAGTTTTGTTCCGAGGCGTGGTAGACGGGTAATCTTGAGACAAGTAAAGCGGCCCTGAAACGTGTCACCGCCTCCAGAGCCTCCAGAGCCGCTCGCTATCGCATCGGTGTTTGTTGTGCGCCGTTTACGATCTCTTCTTACGTTTGCTATAGGGGAGTTTCAATCCCTTGAATTTCGCCGCGCGTCGATGCGCTGCCGTGCGACGTTTCTCTAACCGGGCAGCGATACCCAAGTTGCCATTATCCTCGATCGCAAATGCCAGCGAATGAATTAACCCGCAGTCGCAACATGCAAGTCGAAGGATCTGCCATGCTCTGCCCTTACGGCCTCGGGGCTTTAGTTCAACGCCTTCTCCGTCGATCATCTCAGGGTATCTCACTGAATCTCCACGTCTCCACCATACTGATCTTGACCACCAACAACTGCACTGAATAAATCAGAGGTTGAAAACTGTACGCCTCCTACCGAAAATTCTATGCTGCATCTGCATCTTACGCCGCAAATGCTGTCAGAAATTTCCGGTATCTCATCTAGCGGGATGAATTCTTCGGTTGCTGCTGCAATGCAATCTTCGCAATTGTCGCCTTCCTCAAGTACCCGGCGCCCAAGTGTTACGCCTTCGTCTTTCTCTCTCTCGACAACGTTGTTTGCGTAAGTTGCATACGCGGACTCAGCGTACATCGTCGCTCGGTTGACAATCTGCCCGCCGATTAAATCTTCAGCAAGATTTTCAATAGCAGGAATCTCTACGTCTTCACCGAGGGCTTCAGCAATGAGATCTTCAGCCTCAGAGGGAGCCGCGGTGAGAATTGCTCTTCTTACCTTCTGCCTGATCTCATCCTGGATGTCTTTACGTGAGCCTTTCCGCGCCACTGTAATACTCGCTCTACGCTTGCGCTCCTGCGCCCAACGTGATTGGCTTTAACGGCTGTATCAGCGAGATATCGGCTCCTGCTACTTGCGATTGATCGTCAACGCAGACGAACACCCAGCCCACAATCAGCGTTCCGCGTCGATGCGGGTAAAGCATTACTGGCTTTTGCTCGCCGCAAATCACACAGCCCGCGATGTACTCTCCATTTACAGGTTCAGTTATTTTATCCGTCTTGCTACTTGCCTCCCGTCGCAACCTTATCAGCTATTCTATCAACTACCGCAAACGATTGCTCAACTTGTGCTTCAAACTCATTCAGATAGGCTAACTCTGAAAGTATCTTTTGATTGATTCTCTTTTGCCGCTCTCTGTTGAGTTGGGATTGACCACCATAAGCAATCGCTCCGGTGACTTGATGCATGGCTGTAATCTTGTGGCGCATGAACTGAAAGAACTCAGCTACAGTCAACCCATCGCGTACAAGTTTCTCCGCTTGCTTTGCAATCAACTTCTGTTCTGATTCGATGAAGTCGTGAATATGCTTCTTTACTTCGGCAGAGGTCAGGGGCGTGCCGTCATCGTTCTCAAATCTGCGCTGAACTTTGTCCCAAATCATTTGTCGCTCTCGCGCGTTTTGATAATCTCTGCCGCCTGTCTTAATCCAGCAATTCTCTGCGATGCCGCCATGCTGCCCAATTGGCTTACGCGGTCATTCATCCCGCTCACCGCGGACATGGTCTGTGTCTGTGGTAGCAGTTCGAGGATCTCTTTGTCGATCTCCTCAATCCCGGTTAGTTCGTTTTCCATTCGAGTTTACCTCCTGAAAGGGAATTTGTTATCACTCATAGGCTCTCCCGCTGTGAGCCGTTTCGGCCTTGGTTCTCGACAAGTGATTTAGCAAGAGCTAATGCACTGAGTGCTACCTCTCGCATGGCGGCTACTGAATCGGGCAGTTCAACACTGCTGAGCCGCGGATCTTTGTTCTTGCCCATAAAATGGCCCACGATCGTTTCCATAGCACCGACGATTTCATTTCGTTGGCGGATCGCTTTTTGATACAACACAAATAGTTCTTGGGCATCGCTGCGGGCTAATGCAGCTTGCGCAAGAGAAAAGTCTTTCAGACATTCCTGACCAACTGGCGAATTCTCGTCGGCGGTTCCAACAACCTCTTTTGTTGTTAGATCATTTCTCATTAGGTTCTCGCTCATATAGCCCTTCCCTCCCCACATACAGGACAATCAGCAGGAGTTAAAGTATGCCCACTGGATTTACATTCAGGACAAATGGTTGCGAACTTCGCCCCAACAAAACGGCTTCCACAGTGTTTGCAGTAGGCGTTCTTTGGGCGATTGTCCGTGATTTCCGCGTCCGCATGAGCGGCTACTTTCTCAAATCTCAATTCACTAAATACTTCTTGCATAAGCTGTCGCATGTCGGTTGAATCTGGCAAACTGCGGACCAACTCAACTAACTCGCTCAACTCTTCTGGCGAACCTGTAACTGTATCGCCTTTTTGCTCTGCGGATGCTCGAAGCGCCGTTACTGCGTCGTTTGAAGTACGCCCAGGCAAATTGGCCAGCCATTGCCAGTTTTCATCATCCAGCCTGATTGATCGTGTCTTAACCTCACTCATGTAGGGTATTGTAATGCGCGGCGTCATGCAAGATCGCAATACAATTCGTGCTACATCGCCCTACACCCTGTAGGAATGCAAGTAGGTATTGAGAGGGCAATGAAAAGACCGGGAGCGTAAATCCCGGTCAATTCAGAAAGCTAAATTGTATGCGACTAGAAGGGATTGTAAAGCACTACTTTCTTCCATTCGGAGCAGCTTGCTAATTGCGATGCTCCTTGAGCCATAGATTTCTCAGAGTCCGCTTTGACCATCGCTCTCGCCGATAGCAACCGATCAGCAACGGATCGACCAACCACGTAAATTCGCGCCTCGGTCGTGCAGCTAAAGTATTGATAGGTGCAGCCCTCGCACACTCCCATATCAATTCTAAGCAGGCAAGCCGGTCACCTTGATTCATCGGCCACGCCCGTTACTTTGGGCGGTCAGAAGCCCTTTAATTCCCGGCGGTGCATTCTGTATTGCAACCTTAGCGGCGAGCGGTCCATTCGTCACGCTGTTAACACGCTCATCTGCAAACTTCTGGATTTGAATATCGGTGTACCCGATCTCTTTTTGAGCCGTCTCCATGTCTACGCCTAAGTGCTCGACTTTCGTTACCGCGTTATTGATCTCATCTGTCTCATTTCGAGGCGTCGTATCAATCCAGACAG